CAAAAGAAATAGGGTACGATAGACTTAAAAAGATAAACAATCGTGGTAAACGAGAAGTTCAACGCAGACAAGAAGAATCCCAACAAGATGAGAAACCACAAGCAAGAGGTTTTATTCAAAAAAAAAAGGGTGACGTAATAAGGAGTGCTGATTACTCTGAAGGTGGCATAGATGCTAGTCGAGCCATGATATTACGTTTAACAGGACATCTACGTAATATAGAAGAAGGTCTTGGAGAGGGGTTTAAGTACGGTAAAAAAAGTAAAGCAGGAGATACTTTACGTCACATCTTAACAAGTGGTTACATAAGTGAAGATGGGTTTTTTAACAAGTTCATGTCAGATGCTTTTGATAGCAGAGAAAAAGGCAGTGACATGTCCGAAGAGGACAAGATAGATTTAAACAATAACAAATTTGGAAGGCTCTTGAGACAACAATATCCTGACAGGATGGAGTTTACTAAACAAGCAAGACAAGTCGTGAAAGACTTACTCAAGGGCAAGAAAACAGAAATAAATGGCGTTTCTCCCATGCTAAGTGTAAGGGCAGAATAGCATTTATAAAATTAGTCAGCTACCCACACATGTGGCCCTGACAAACCGAAGCAGCTACCCACAGCCAGTGGCACTGCAATATGAGGTAAAAACTATGGCAACACAAGTAAAGGGCGTAAGAGCCAACAAACCAAACGATTCATTTGGAGTAACAAACAACAAAAATCTTTATCGTGGTAAATATCGTGAAGATGTATACAAAGACGATGAGGAGAAAACGGAAGAAACTCAAGACCCCACACAAGAAGTGGCTACTCAAGAGAAACCAAAACCTTCTGACACCAGTTTTGTAGAAGCAAAACAACAAGAAGATCACGATTACAAAAAGCGTTATGATGACTTAAAAAAACATTATGATGCGAAACTCAGCGAGTTTAAAGGTGAACGTGAACAACTTGCAAGTGAGCTAGAAGCTGTTAAGAAAAGGGTGTATGAGATGCCTAGAGGTACAGCAGCACCAAAGACAATGGAAGAACTAGAGGAGTTCAAAGAACGATATCCTGATGTTTTTGAAGTTGTTGAAACAGTTTCAGGACTACAGACTGAATCACAAGTTGCAAAACTCCGTGAGGAGATTGAGTCAGTAAAGAAGCGAGAGAAAGATTTAGAGAAAGAAAAAGCTTTTGAAGAACTTCTCAGACTACATCCTGATTTCGATAGTCTCAAAACTGATGAAAAGTTTTTAGGTTGGCTAGATGAACAGCCTAAACAAATCAGTGATGGTATATACAAAAACAACACTGATGCTAAATGGGCAAGTAAAGTTATATCCCTTTACAAAGCAGAGATGGGAATCTCTAACAAGAAGCCGACTAGATCAAGAGACTCCGATGCCGCAGCATCTGTAACAAGGCAACAGCCTAAAGACGTTGTGACAAAAGATTCTACTAAAAAGATTTGGAAGGGTTCTGACATCGCCAGACTTAAATCGTGGGAGTTCGAGAAGGTAGAAGCCGAGATCGACTTAGCACGGCAAGAAGGGCGAATTGACATGAACAGCTAAAACCTCAAAAAAGGAGAGAGAAAATGGCTTTCGGAACTGCTGCAGGATACGGAAATTTACCTTCTGGTAATTTCGCTCCTCAGATATTTAGCCAAAAAGTTCTCAAGTTCTTCAGACGTGCTTCGGTTGCAGAAGATATTACGAATACTGATTACACAGGAGAGATTGAAAACTTTGGCGACACTGTGAATATTATCAAAGAACCAACAATAACTGTATCCAGTTATACAAGAGGTTCTGTGGTAAATACTCAAAACTTGGCTGACGATCAAATTACATTGACCGTTGACCAAGCAAACGCATTTGCATTTAAGATCGATGACATCGAAGAGAGACACTCTCATGTCAACTTTGAAGCATTAGCAACTTCATCAGGTGCTTTTTCTTTGAAGAGAAAATACGATGCAAACGTGTTACAAGCTTTATCAGACGGTGCAGGTCTTGCAGGTGCTGATGATGCAAGTGTATCAGGTGGTTTAACAACTACTAATACAGCTTTAGGTACAGCATCTGCTCCTATTAACGTAGAGACAGATGATGCAGGTATCAACCTCATGCTATTAATGGCAAGAGTGCTTGACGACCAGTCTGTACCAGAAGAGAATAGATGGTTTGTTGCACCTCCGATCTTCTACGAGAAGATGTTTCAAGCAGGTAACAAGATTGCAGAAGTACAGGTAACTGGCGATGCAACTTCTAACCTAAGAAACGGACTTGCAACTCCCGGTACACTTGCAGGCTTTAGATGCTACAAGTCTACTGCATTAAACAGCACAGCAGGTACAGACCAAGTAACAATGTCAGGATTAGCAACAGATGCTTCTGAAAACGTTATCTTAGCAGGTCACATTTCTGCTGCGGCAACAGCGTCTCACATCGCAAAGACTGAAGTGGTACGTTCAACTGAATCATTCTCTGACGTTGTTAGAGGACTACATGTTTTTGGTAGAAAAATTCTTAGACCAGAAGCATTAGTTCGTGGCGTCATTGACTTTGCTTAATAGGGAGAATAAACTATGGCTACATATGATTTAACTCCTAATGGAGGAACTGCAGGTCATCCGGGTAATGTCGCAAGACCTTACGTGATGACTTCAAAAGTTCATGACACTGCAGACGGTGGTGCAGGTGGAGATGTCGTTCAATTGATTGATGTTCCTGCTGATACTATGATCGTTGCAGGTGTTCTCGAAGTTTTAGAAGCAAGAGGTAACACACAGATTACTTTGGATGTGGGTATCACAGGTGGTGATGTAGACTGTTTTATTGACGGTTCTACGTTAGCTGCAGGTTTTACACCATTCTTAGAAGCTGCAACAGGTGCTTCAGGCTCTAATGCTAGAGTATTAACTTCAGCAGATACTATCGATGCGTTAATCCTCGATGGTGGATCATCAGGTGAAAGTGCTGCCAGATTTAGAATACACGTTGTTCTAGCTGACATCTCTGTAAACCCAACTGAGACTGCTACAGTTTCTACTGGAACTTAAAAAAATAGATTGGGGTGGGCAACCACCCCTTTCATATCTTATAGGGGAAGATTTTTAATGATAAAGGCGAGCAATGTTATTACAAATACTAACCAAAGAAGATGTGGACAAGTGTTTAAAACTTTGTCCAAAGATGGAAGATGGTAACAAGACACAACCATTAGAAAGTGTCAAGAAGAATACAGAGTCAGTAAAAGTTGCAGATGAGGTAAGAAATCTTGTAGCTTCACGAATTGTTAATAATCCATTTGTTGACTCAGTAATATGTCCTAATCGTGTATCAATAAACTTTTACAATAACTACACAGAAGGTGACTATTACAACAAGCACATAGATAGTTTTAAGGCAGAACCTAAAATGAATCATGTGTATTTTGATTACGGTTTTACAGTCTGTTTATCAGATGACTACGAAGGTGGAGAGTTTGTACTTGACAATGAAATAGGTGAGATACCTTTTAAATTAAAATCAGGTCAAGTTTTATTCTTTCCAATTATATACCCTCACAGTGTTAACAAAGTAACAAAGGGATCACGAAAAGCATTGATAGGTTGGTTATCTACCAATGTTAGTTACGAACAAAGTTTTGTGTTGCGTAACTTGTATGAAGTAAACGCTCATGCAATAAACAACAAACAACACAATCTAGCTGTTAAGTCTACACTCGTACAAAATTATTTAAAGAAACAGTGGGGTAGATAAAATGGCATATTTGATAAGTAACATACCACACTTCAAGTGTTGGGTACGAAAAGAGTTTACACACAATCACCAAATGTATCATGGTGAATATTTACACGGACTAGCAATAGCCGTAAACACAGTGCCAGACAGATGTCTAAGTTTTCAAGTTGTATTTACAGGATGTGAAAGTGATGACGATGAAAACGAACCGAATGTACACGGTGGTGCAATGTGGGCAAGGATGCCGATAACAGCACTCGTTGCTGATATACCGTATGAAGAGTGGCCGCAAATAATGCCAACCCATTTAGCTCAACCGTGGGATTGCAGTTCACACCACCACTCGATAGTACGGCTAGATAGAGTTAGTTCATCTCCGTGGATTTGCAAGATAGACGGAGAATTTCATAAAGGACAATATTTATTTACTGTAGATTATACAGAAAGTGACATAGCAGATGATCCTGCACAACATAAACAAAGTCACGTATTGCAGTTAATAGATGCAGGAGATTGGACAGGCAACATTGTTGCTTTGCCAAACAACAGAGTAAGGGCAACAAGTCCTGCACTCTGGGAAACTGGGGAAGGTCCACCAGATTTTAGACCAAGCCAGTACATACACAATGCAGAGATTCACGAGACTTATCTTGATCCTGCAATAACATTTGATAACTTATATTCGGAGGATGACGAATGAAAAAGAAAATGATGATGGGTGGTGGCAAAGCCAAGAAGATGATGAAAGGTGGCGGCAAAACCAAAAAGTACATGGCTAAAGGTGGTGCTGCAGGTGGCATGAAAAAACCAACCATGATGAAAAAGGGTGGCAAAGCAGGTGGCAAAATGACTGTTGCACAGCTTAGAGCCGCTGCTAAAAAGATGGGCATGAAGCTAGTAAAGGCTTAACAATGACCAAGAAACGTGGGAGCATGAAAGGCTACACCATTAAGAGTGGTGACAAACGCCCTACTAAAAAGGGTGCAGGCATGACTGCCAAAGGTGTTGCCAAGTATCGCAGAGAAAACCCCGGCAGTAAACTCAAGACTGCTGTAACTGGCAAAGTAAAGCCGGGGAGCAAAGATGCAAAGAGACGTAAGTCCTTTTGTGCTAGATCTGCAGGTCAAATGAAAAAGTTCCCCAAAGCAGCCAAGAACCCTAATAGTAGATTGCGACAAGCAAGGAGACGATGGAAATGTTAGCTTCACTTATAGGTCCTATCGCCAACTTAGCAGGTGCATGGTTTGAAAACAAAGTTGCAAAAACTAAAGCAGACGGAGAAGCAAAGGTTGCAGAAGCTAAAGCTCGTGCTACTGTTGCAGAGAAAGTCGCAGCAGGTAAAGTTGCATGGGAAGGTAAGATGGCAGATGCTACAGTGGATTCTTGGAAAGACGAATTTGCGTTGGTAGTTCTGTTAGCTCCTGCTATACTTGTGTTCATCCCCGGAATGAGAGAGTACGTCAAAGAGGGGTTTCAAGTTCTTGCTACGTTACCTGACTGGTATCAGTATCTATTATATATAGCTATATCTGCATCGTTTGGCATAAAAGGTGTAGGTCAAGCAGCAAAAATGTTAAAAAAAGGAAAGTAACATGGCAGCAAAAAAGAAACCAACTAAAAAGAAAAGTGGCTCAAAGCCAAAGAATCCAAAGCTTTACGCTTCAGTAAAAGCTGCGGCCAAGAAGAAATTTAAGGTATATCCATCAGCGTATGCAAATGCTTGGCTTGTGCGTGAGTATAAGAAACGTGGTGGCACTTACTAATGAGCAAACCACAAGGGGGATTAACAAAGTGGTTTAAAGAGGATTGGCGTGATGTCAAGACTGGCAAGAAGTGTGGTCGGTCTGGCAAAGAGAAGAAGTCTAGACCTTACCCTGCGTGTAGACCCAAAGCTGTTGCAGGCAAGATAAGTAAACAAGAAGCAAAGAAAAAGACAGGTCCCAAAGCTGTTAAGTGGTCTGTTACGGCATCAGGTAGAAGAAGAAAGAAAGTTGCAGAGGGGGGTGAAATACAAGCGTATTATCACGGTGGTAAAGTACACAGAGGTAGAAGAGCAGAATATGAAGTATGAGTTAAGTGAATTTGTAAAGATGGTTGCCAAGCACGAAGGCA